TAACCACTTCCGCTAGCGTTTAGATTACCAACGTGTACCTTCATATTATCTTCTACATTCTTAACAGTGGTGTAACGATAGATCAAACCATTTACATCTAGCCCTGTAGCCGAAGGGAATACAGAGGGCATACCCCAGCTAAGTCCATTGGCTGCAGCATTACTAGTTGCACCATAAGAGTATGGATCAGAGTAAGAATAAGATGCCAAGGATGCTAAGTACAGCACCAATGCCAACCTTTGTATCATTATCAACATTAGCTAAACCTTTTATTATACTGCCTTTTGGTGCAGGCACAGGCTTCGTAAGAGCTTCTATCTCCCATGCCCTCTTAGCTGCATCACCAATCATACCATCCTTAGGGCAAGGTGTACCAGCGTTCATCATTGCTGACCACACATTCTCATCTTGGCACATGATAGATACAGCTGCTACTTTCATGCCCATGTCATACATAGTCTTTGACTTCTTTAGTCGTAGGCAGTTCTCTTCAGTGTAAACTGTACCCATAGAGATACCAAGGATCTGTGTCTGTACTGCACCCGCAACTCCAATGGTACATAGATCACCTGTACCTGAGCTTATTTGTGGGGTGATTGCTGAAGGAGGAGGACTACGAACAGTGGTGTCCATCGTCCCACCAGAAGTTACCTTGCTAGTATTGTCAGTATATATAGTATCAGCAGCCTGTGCTGTGGTTAAACTTCCTACCAAGAGAAGTACTATAGCGGCAATTATTCGTGTCACTTTTAATTCCTTGAACTATGATTTAATGTTACTACGTTTAACGCTTCTTTTATTGCAGTAACATTAGCATCAATACGTGCTATCATTATATCATTCTCATGTATTTCATCAGCTAGCCTAGACGAATCTAAACGCATCTCTGATATGTCCATACGGTTGTACCTAATGTCTAACACCATTGCTGACACAGCCCACACTACAGCGGCTCCTTGTAATAGTAAAGCACCTGCTATTGTTACGACTGTCCAGTTAATGTTCATTAAGATACCCTAATTTAATGTCTTACTTATTCTTCTTGTTCTTACGGTTTAGTAGGCCATGATATTGATGAGTGCCAACCAGCGCACATTGGCTTTATAGCATTTAAGTCATCTTTATATGTTGTCCAAGATGCTTGCTCATCAGAAGTTAATGCATCCCATTGGGCGGGATCAGACATTATAGAATCAACTTCTGTTTCTAGCAAATAGTCACGTTTAAGAATTATATTCATGCACTCAGTTACAAGAATTTTTACTTCTGAGCTTAGTTCATCTGAAGGAGTATGTGTTGGTATAACCATTTTTATTGTCCTCTATTATCAATCATTGCATATAGCGGTTACAAAATAAGCTTCGCCACCAAAAATAACCCCCTCCATGCTAAACGATCCAGACTCAACTGACTCTGTAATAAGCGTACCTCCATAATCACCTGACTGAGCAATTTGTGGGTCTCCTGTACTTAAAGTTTTAGCCCCTCCACCACCATATGCCCCTTGGGTTAGCCACCTTATAACAGCAGCATGAGTACCACTAACTGCACCATAATTTCCAGAGTGATTGCCTTTGCTAGTAGCAAGGTCTTGTGTGCTAACTGAGGTTACTTTTTTAGCAAATCTAAACTGTACATAAGTCCCACCACTACTTGATGGAAGAGCTGCAATTTCTGTTTCTGAACCAGTTAAAACCTTATACGAAATACGACCTTGAACATAGGCATTTGCATTACTCGTCCACTGGTTTGTTGCGGTATTAGAAGCAATACTAGTGAATCCAGATATTGAAGTATCGGTATTATTGAAGAGAGCGCCAGTTGCAGCAAAGATTACATCCCCTGCTTTTGTGTCAGTTAAAGTTTGCGCTGATGTTTCCCAATTTCCCTGTTGAATAACTCCAACTATTCTTCTGTCTGTTGAAGAACCAAAGCCTAAAACTTGATAACCAAAACTCATACTCTACTCCTACGCATCATTCGCTGCATCAGTAGTAAAGAATAGCTTAATGCCCAACAAACGAGCAGCCCCACTTTGATTGTCTGCTGAAACATCACGATTGATCTGAAAGAAACACAAATCGTTTGCTGCTGGACTGCCAGCAATTGTCACTGCACCACTTTCAACTGAAACCATTAGGTCATTAGATGTGCCGCTGTGTGCCAGTGCTGTTGTTGCTACAAGCGTACCAAAGGCAGTGTTAATTGTATCATCAGAGCTAACTGCAATGCCACCTAACTGCCACGCAACCGTTCCTGTATTTGTTCCTGTTACAGTCCAGAAGGGTTGGAATGTTACTGTGCCTTCATTCCAAGATTTCGGAAAGGCAATAGCAAACTGAGCAAAGTCATCCGCTGCTGCTGCAAAGTCTAATACTTTTAGATCAGGGCGAAGTGCGGTTGTTTCAACCTGTGTTAAATCTGAGCATGGGTTTGTTGTGCTTGGGTACATTGCAGCGGAGGGAACCCAGATAGATTCTTTGCCAACTTCTTTAAGTGTACCTGCCCCATCAACTAAGTTAAGTTCAGCAGCAGTACTAGTTACACCGTCTAGAATATTCAACTCAGCAGCAGTACTAGTTACACCGTCTAGAATATTCAACTCAGCAGCAGTAGAAGTAACACCGTCTAAGATATTTAATTCCGCAGCAGTAGAAGTAACACCGTCTAGAATATTCAACTCTGCTGCTGTAGAGGTAACAGCAACGCCACCAATCTGAACGCCGTTACTCAAGTCAGGCTTACCGTTACCCGCTAGGTCAACGATTGCGTCTGTTCGTAGTGTGGACATTATGATCCCCCCAAAGTTGGCCAAGTAATACTATTAGGAAACCCAGCTTGTGCAGGTACATTACGTAATGCAGTCCTATAGGTGGTCATGGCGGAAGTCATAGTTACATCACTGTTGCCCGTCCAATCAGTGGCTGCAATTAGTTTATCTCGTTCTTCACGAACAGCAGCAGATGCACGAGCTACTGCTGTGTCAGTATGATTTTGTTCTAAAGCATCAAAGTATGTTTCTTCTTCAGCAGTACACTGGACCCTCACACCATTAATGTTATTATATCTAGGCATTTGCTATCCCATACATTACAATTTCTCCTGCTTCTATATTACCTGACACAAACAGAAATCTAATTGCATCTACGTCTGCAGCTTCATTTCTATTCCCAGCCAAACCCGCATATATGCCGTTATTTATTATGCCACCATTGGTAGTCATGCCAACCACAGAAGATCGGCCATATGTAAAAGCAGTTGCGTGAGGGGCGAACAGTTCAAACTTACCTGAAGCACCGTATTCATGAGTATCGTTTCCTAATGTGTCAGCAACAAAAAGTCCTATTGCGTCATTCAATCCGCCTGCATAATGGTAATCTCCATTAGTAGAAGCAAAGTTAGTGCCGCCATTAGTGCTTGTTTGAGCAGCAAGAGACTGAGCGTCAGTCGCTGGTTTAACGTGTTGTAACATAAATACATAGTGGTCAAACTTAGATGCATCAAACGCTGTAAATACTACGCTTGCTGTACCATCCGAAATAGCCCCTGATGATGCTATAAATACCATAGAGCCACCAGTAATCTTAGTACCCATATAGGTAGCTAAAGTCTCAACTTTGGTCATACGCATTGTACCACCATCGTTTGTTAGAAAGCCGTCACCGTCTGCAACAGCAGTAGTACCTCTAGCTGTACCACCATCAATCAAGTTAATCTCTGCTGCTGTTGATGTTACCCCATCAAGAATATTTAATTCTGCGGCTGTTGATGTAACTCCATCAAGGATGTTTAACTCAGCAGCAGTACTAGTAACTCCATCAAGAATATTAAGCTCTGCGGCTGTGCTAGTCACACCGTCTAAAATATTTAGTTCTGCTGGTGTGGATGTAATGGCTGTGTTACTTGCGGCTGCTAGTAGTGGGATTGTACCTGCAGCATCAGGTAGAGCAATAGCCCTATTCGTACCAGAGTTTGGTGCGCTAATTGTAAATACACCATTGCCACTTGCATTTGGTGTAAGGGCTATCTTACTCATATTTCATACTCCGTGTTATAGTCTTATGTTTTAAGGCGCAGTAGGCCATGTAATGCTACTAGGAAAGCCAGCCTGTGCAGGTACATCTAAAAGGGCGGTTCTATATGTGGCCCATGCAGTTCGTTGCTCTGATGTTAATGCAGCCCAGCGCAGTGAATTACCAGCAATAGGATCAACAACTGTTCTTAGTAAGCCATCCCGCTTAGATCGTTCAGTTACTGCTAAAGCTGTAGCTATTTCTGCGGCGGTAGGAGCAACGTAGGCTACAAAGTCTGTACTGATTAAAGCTAATATTGCATCGTTGTTAATGGTTGTGTCAGTGTCAGTAGGCTCAACCGTGTAAGGTATCCAACCGTAATCAGGGTGATTAATTTCTACGTCCATACTAGCATTGTTTGCCTGTAATGACTTTGCATTTCGGACTTGTGTAATTGTTATTGTCATTTAAGCAATCCTTACTAAAACGGTAGCAATAGAATTACCGCTGTCTAAAAAGCCCCTAGTATTCCATGTACCTGCTGGTGCGTTACCGTAATAACCATTATTGGTATTAGCGTACTTTAAAGCGGAACCTGCTACGTTAACTCCCGGTGCAATGTCAGAGCCTGTTGGTGATGGCAGCAACAAAAGCCCATAAGTTCCAACAGCGTTAAAGGCCGTACTAGTACCCATGTATGTTTTAACAGTTTGCACTGTAGTCATACGCATTGTTCCAGCGTCATTAATTAATACACCATCGCCATCAGCTAAGGCTGTTGTGCCTCTTGCAGTGCCACCGTCTATTAAGTTAATTTCTGCTGCGGTAGTTGTAACTCCATCCATGATGTTAAGTTCAGCCGCTGTAGATGTAACTCCATCTAGGATATTAAGTTCTGCTGCTGTACTGGTAACCCCATCAAGTATATTAAGCTCTGCTGTAGTACTGGTCACTCCATCCAAGATGTTTAGTTCTGCTGTGGTAGAAGTTACCCCATCTAATATGTTAAGTTCTGCGGCTGTACTAGTAACTCCATCTAGGATGTTAAGCTCTGCACCTGTCGAAGCAATGGCAGTTGACCCTAGAGTTATACCTGCTGTTGTTACACCGTTTGTACCATCTAATAGTATTGTCATATTATATTACCACCAATCTTGAACCATCACTAACTGTTATTGTAACCCCATCCGCAATAGTTATTGGTCCCGTAGTCAGTGCATTTCTATTAGCAGGGATTGTATAACTTGCGCTTGCTGTCTGGTCGTTTTCGTAGAACATTTCATTAGTGCCACCACCAGTTGCACCACCACCAACTGACCCCCATGCGGAACCATTGTAGCCCTCAAATGCAGTTAGGGTAGAGTTAAAACGAAATGCACCTGTAGCTGGTGAGCCATCTCGCTGGGCTGTATTACCTGTGGGCAGCAGGGCTGAACCTGTAGCACTTGTCTTTGCAACAATGCCCACCAGACCGTCAACTAAATTAAGCTCTGCTGCTGTAGATGTAACACCATCAAGAATGTTAAGCTCTGCTGTCGTAGAAGTAACGCCATCCAGCAAGTTTAGTTCTGCAGCGGTAGACGTTACACCGTCAAGTATGTTAAGCTCTTCTGGTGTAGAAGTAATTGCTACAGTAGAAACTGCTGCTAGTACTGGTATTGTACCTGATACGTTAGGTAAAGATATTGTTCTGTCAGCAGTAGCATCAACACTAGTTAAAGTAGTTTCATGTGCATCTGCTGTAGCACCCTCAAAGACTACAGCATTATTAGCAGTCATTGTTACAGAGTCTACAATAGTAGAACTACCACCAATAGACAGGTCACCTGTAATACTAAAGTTTCTTATTCCAGTATAGTCTTTATTTGCGTCAAGCACAACAGCTTTAGATACTACTGCTGTACCAATAGCTGTACTACCAAGGTCTAGAGCATTAAGCTCACCTACGACTGCAGTAACGCCATCAAGTACATTTAACTCAAAAGTAGTAGTAGTAACACCATCCAAGATGTTAAGTTCAGCTGCAGTACTAGTTACACCATCAAGAATATTTAATTCAGCTGCAGTACTAGTTACACCATCTAAGATATTTAGTTCAGCTGCAGTTGAGGTTACGTTAGTCCCGCCAATATCTAATGTAGTAACAGATACTTCGCCAGCTACTGTAACTACACCATCAGCTAAAGTAATTAAATCTGTATCATCTGTATGGCCAATAGTTGCACCATTAATTAAAACACTATCAATGTCTAGTGAGCCACCAGAGATAAGACCTGTGGTACTAATTGTAGACGAGCCATTATCAATGTTACCAAAGCCGCTAGTAATAGAGCCAGAATTTAATGCTCCCGTAGAAACAATGTTAGTTGTAGTAATGCCATCTACATAGGCTTTAATAGACTGTTGGCTTGCAATACCTGTAGCACTATTAGAGGCTAGATTGTCTTCATCTAAAAAGGCTTTACCATCTAATATGTTTAGCTCTGCAGCAGTTGAAGTAACTCCGTCTAAGATGTTTAACTCTGCTGTAGTAGAAGTTACACCATCTAAAAGATTAATTT